CCTCCGAGCTTCACGAACGCCGCCTGGTTCTTGCCGATCCTCTCCTCGAGGCTCTTGGCCGAAGACTTCATGCTCTCGAAGGCTTCGCCGGAACCCATGCCCGCCCGCTGCATGTCCTTCATCGCCATCTTCAGAGCATTGAGCTCCTTGATGTCGTTCTGCATCGCGACCTTCATCGCATCGAGCTGACCCGCGGCGGCCGCTGCTCCGCCCATGTCCTCGGACAGCGATAGATGAAACCGTGCAACCGCGTCAGCCACGTCTACCTCGACTTCGACATTGCCTTGCAGAACTCGACGAGCTGTAGGCGCACTCCGCGGATCTCGTTGTAGAGGTCATCCACGATCCACGTTGCGCCTGCGAGCTCTCTCACGTTCTCTGCCTCCGTCTCTCCAGGCCCATGCAGCAGGGCCATCAAACACTGCGCTCTTACTCCGACGTCTGGGACTGGGTTGTCGGGGCCTACCCCGCGCATCGCGTCCACAAGGCTCTTTATTTTCCCGGCAACTCCTGTCTCAGGTTGAGGCCATGCAGGTACGACAGTGCATTGCTGCACTTGCGAAGCGTGTCGTATTCGTCCTGCAGAATCTGCTCGAAGGCTGCGCGGTCAGGGTAGAGCAGGTGGTCGGTGACGATCTTCTCGAGCGCGACTCTGTCGTGCTTCCCCTTGTCGACGAACCTCCCGTAGGCGAGGTGGTTCGGTTTCCTCACCACCACCATGCCGTTTCGCTCGGTCTCGATGCGACCGATCGAGATCCCCTCGCGCCCGTACTGGGTCTCAAGCTCGAGCAGCGTCTCCTCGTCCTTGGCCCTGCGCTCCTCGTCGACCAGGTCGCGCTCCAGGTCCTCCTCGCGGAACTTCGTCCTGCGCCTGGTCTCCGCTTCGTCGCGCTTGCGGCGTGCGTCAGCGAGCCTCTCCTCGAGGTCCTTGATTCGCTGCGCCTTGTCGTTCGATTGCTCGTCCACGATTCACTCTCTTTCTTCGACCCTGTTACGTGGGATCGCCGAAGACCCAGAAGTCGATGGTTCCGCCGAGCGTCGCGATCGCCTCGGTTGTGCAGGAGATCGACAACAGCAGGCCCGGGGTCGTACCGGAGTCCGCCACGGGCGATTCGATGAGCATCGAGGCCCCTGGAGGCAGTGCGTGCGAGGTCGACGCGGCGCCGTTGATCTTGATGGCCATCCGGACGTCCGTGTTGTTGTCGATCCTGGCAAGTGTTGCGCCGGTGCCGATCGTCCCGAATGGCACGACGAACTCCGTCGCGTCGGCCGTCGCAGCGGGCACGTCGATCTGCCCGAGGCTGCTGCCCTGGTAGGGAGCAGAAATCGTCTTGCGCGGTGCCTGCACCGTGCCGCCGCCGGGCCCGATGTAGGACATATCGACCACGGACACTACGTACTTGTTCGCCATCTCACACCTCCTCGGAGCTGTCGTACATCGTCACCCACACACCGTTGATCTTCTCGCGGATGCGCGTGGCCTGCAGCGTCACCTCCCGCTGCGATGGATCTGCCGAGTCCTCGAACGACACGCTGTCCTCGAGGAACACGACGTCCTGGAACTCCCACTCGAGCAGGGGATCCCCGGTCCCAGCGTCGAGCTGGAGCTGATAGGGCAGCTCGCCCTGCGATGCAGTGCGGCCGTTGGGGCTCGCCTGGGCATGCTGCAGCTTGAGCTGCGCCACGGCCCACATGTAGCCCTTGAGCTTGATCGTCCCCGGGTCGTACTTGCCCTTGCCCCTCCCGGCCGGGGCTCGGCTCTTGTCGGCGTCGTACGCCAGGGGACGGTCGACCTTGTCGCCCCACGCGAACGACGTGAAGCCGACGAGCTGCTTGCTGCCGGCGGCGAGCCTGTGGTGGCCCCAGGAATACAGGACTCCCTTGACCTTCAAGGGCAGATCGAGTCGCTCCATTTCAGCCTCCGACCTTTCGCGCTCGCAGCGCGACTACGTTGGTTGTCTCTGCCGCGGCGTCTGCTCGCGCCACGACAGCCCGTGCAAGCTCCACGAACTCCGCATCGGTCAGGTTGCGTTTTGCGTAGTTCACGGTCTTGGTGACCCACTGCAGGTTGTCGGCGCTGTTTGCTCCACCCCTGCTCTTCGGAAGCCTGTGGTCGAGGCTTGCGTTTCCGCCAGGAATCAACGGAACGCCGGTGAGAGCGCACACGCCACCCTGCAGGTCCCATTGGCGCATGACGGCATCTCTCGCCTCGTTCGTGGAGATTCCGAGCGCCATATAGGCGGCGTGTTGGAACCAATGCTCCAGACAGTTGACCCCCGCCACGGCTTCCTTTCCGCAGTGCTGACACCGGCCGGAGTTGCGGAATTCGCGGCTGCGCTTGCGCCTGTCGTCCTGCATCTTCTCGAAGCAGGAGTCACATCGCGTCCGCGAGTCGGCGAGGACCGAGTTGCAGGTGACACAGCGCCCACGCTGCTTCTGCCGCTCTCGGTATCTCGCCTGCCCAACCGCGTTCGACACCATGGTCATCCGCCCACTTTCTGAGCGAACCTCTGCGTGATCGAGAACCCGGCCGGGTACCCCAGGGGCACCAGCACCGAGTCGCCGGCGAGGAAGGCGTTCTTCGCCAGGATGTTGTCCGTCGCGTTGAGGGAGAAGCCGTAGTCGGTGACGCTGTCGCCTGCCGCGTCGATCACGGCCTTCGTAATGTCCGCATCGATGACGCTCTTCTCGCGCGCGCTGATGTACCCCGACCCGTCCTTCAGCGCCTCGAGGGGCCTGCGCGCCCAGAGCATCAAGCGCTCCTGCACGACATCCGCCACCAGGTTGTCGACCTTGCGGTACTGCCAGAGGTACCGGTCATCCTCGACCGACGCCAGGATGTGCGGGGTCGTGAGGTAGGCGGCGAGTCCGCGACCAGGCAGCGTGCACAGCGTCTCGAGAGAGAGCGCGTCGAGCCCCGGATCGATCGCCTCGTCGTGCAGGCCCGCCTTGCGGTTCCCGGCGAGGTCGCGGATGCGCACGTCGGCCCCGAGAGAGCCGAGGTCCACCTGCGCCAGGTCGGTGCGGCTCGGGCGCACGACCTTCAGAGCGCGGACCGCTGTGATCCAGCTCGCAGGCCTCCGATACTGCCGGCGGCCAGCACACGCGGAGATGAACTCGCAATACCCCGCGGCAATCGACTGGAACGTCGAGGTCACGCCGGAGAGGGCAGCGGTGATCGCCGCCAGGTACTGCGCCTCTGTCTCGCCCACGTTCGGGCCACGCACGCAGCCGCGAGAGGCGCGGTGCTTCTTGTCCGTGGTCCAGAGAGCCTGCATCCACGTGTCGATGAGACCGATCTGCGCGGCCGTGAGCGGGTTCGACCAGCCGACCCAGTTCCACGGGAGACCGGCGTCTCCGATGCAGTCCTCCGCGTCGGAAAGGTCCTGGTTCGTCAGGCTCGGAGGAGTCGAGCGACAACTCCAGTAGTCGCCAGCGATGAGCGTGGCGGCGGTCAGATCGAATGCCACATTGCCGTCGGTGATCGTGATCGTCGTGGCGGTGCCGAGCGACGTCGTCGGAGACCATGTCGTTCCGCCGTCGAGACTCCACTGGTACGTGATGCCAGCGACGCCCACTGTCCCGCCGGCGATGACCTTTACCACCACGTCGTACTCGTCGAACGGCTTGGTCGCGGTGTGCGCGGTGATGACGCTCGCGCCCGACTTGTGGGTCACGTCGATCGCGCCATACGCGCCGTCCGTTGATGCCGGCGTGCGCACGAAGACGACGGGCTTGCCCGGGGAGCGCTGCAGGAGGTTGGCGCCGTACTCCACCAACGGGCCGCCGGTGAAGTACGCAATCGCGTCTTGGGGACGCATGAAGGCAACCGGCAGCAGCTGGTCGCCGCTCTGCGCCGGGCCGGCGGCGATCGCCACGTCCCCGAGGATGTTCGCCGGCATCGATGTCAGCGCGCCGTTGACCTGCACGATATTGACAGTGGGGATGGGCATGACTCTCTCCTATGCTCCCGGAAGCGTGAAGACGAACCGCGGCGCCGGAACCAGCGGCTCCGTCGTGATGGTGTATTGTTCGAAGACGAGATCGTCGCGCAGCGTGAACGTGCACTTCCACTCGGCTCCGTCGCTGCGCTCCTGCGCCCGCACGCGCGAGACCTTGCCGAAGGTGATCGCACCAGCGGACAGGCGCCAGAGGTAGACGAACAACGCCCCGAGAAGGGCCCGCGTCGCGTTGTACTGGGCGAGCTCGTCCTCCGGGTTGTCCGGGTCGATGGCCCAGACGTACAGGGTGCAGCTCACGCGCAGGAGGCCAGGGTTGTCCTCTTCGCCTGGTTCGACCGACCCAACCTGGTCTCCCTCGAACGGCACGAACACGATGCGACTGGCGCCGCCGGCGCCGGCGTTGTCCTGGCGCCCAGTCTCTCGCTCACCGAACACGACCGACGCTGTTCCACCGTCGTCCGCGAACGAATCCCGCACCGCTTCGAACAGATCGCCGAGCGTGCTCATGCGCCGCCTCCGGCCATGTGTTCCTCCCAGCGCTTCGCGAACAGCTCGCGGGTGGCCTCGGTCAGCGTCATCGGCATCGACTGCGGGATGATCGGACGGGCCGGCAGCCCTCCGACGCCGGCGGAAGCAGAGGCTGCCGACGTCATCTTCGCTGCGTGCGCGGACTCGGCGCTCGACCTGGCGGCCATTCGCTTCGAGGCTGAGCGTGCGAAGTCCGCGCGCTCGGTCGCTGCCTTCGTGGCCTTGCCGCGCTTCTCGATCTGCCTGGCAAGAGACTTCTCTGCAGCGGACACCTGCTTCGCGGCTCGTCGCGCTTCCTTCGCTGCCGAGCGTGCCATCCGTCGAGCTGCGCCAGCTGCTCTGCTCGCCTTGTTCGCTGCCTGGCTCTTCGTGCCACGCTGGTGGAAAACGTGATGCCCTGACAGGGTCGCCGTGACACCGTCGCCATCGACGGCGACCGAGACTGCGCTCATCGCTCCACGCAGCGGCGTGTTGCCGGCGACGGTGGGCTTCCACGGCGCGCCCTCGGGCGACCGGCCTTCAGCGACCGCTTGCGCGACGACGTCCTCCAGCAGCCCCGCAACCTCGAACGCGTACCGCTTCGCCATCCCGGGCATGCTCCGACACGCCTCGATCATCTTGTCGAGCTCGGCGAACGCAGCGGCGTTATTGTTGGCTGCCATCGCCCCTCGTGTCCTCGCCTCGCGCCGTAGCGGCCTGGCGGTCGAATGCCACATAGGGAGACTGCTCGGAGTAGACCTTGGGGCCTCCCTTGCTGATGCCGTTCGCTGTCGTGTCGGCTCGCAGGGGCAGCTCGAACTTCCCGTTCTGTCCGTCCGCAGCCTCGTCGATCTCGTCGCGCGTTTCGGTCGCGCGATCGAGCAGCGCCTTGAACTGCTCGTCGGTCTGCCTCACTCCGAGCTTCATGTACGCGTCGGGAGTCACCAGGCGGGAGATCCAGAGCATCACCAGGGGAGGTACCGGCGCCGCGAACGGCACGGCGTAGCGCTTCCGCAGCTTGCCATCGAGCCAGGCGGACTCGTCGTTGAGCCGGGTCTGGAGCCAGTCCGCGTCGCGGTTCTGCAACCGGTCGACGTTGTCGCGTGGCATGGTCGTGCGGAGGATGAACTCCGCGACTGACATGTATCCTGTGACAGGGACCGGCATGGCCTTCTACGGGGTTAGGCCCGCTCGTACTTGCACGCCGCGGGCCCGATCAGGAGGGAGGCGGGAAGGCCGGTGGTTACGCTCCTACGATCTTGCGGATCGCGTGGGGGAACACGAGACCGAAGCCGTACCAGATGTGGCTCGACTGCTTGAGCCTGCCGGTGGCCTTGAAGAAGTCGCTCGACTCGTCGAACGTCCGCAGCTCCAGGGCGGGGCCGGGGGAGTATCGCAGCGCCGCCCACGGAGGCAGCGACGCGATGAGCTTGCTGTCGAGCAGGTACCAGTCGTTCACGTCCGTCAGCTGCGGACAGTGCACCGCTCGCAGACCAGCAAGCGGATTCGACATCGTCGCCGTGCCACCGCCAGGGACGCCCGTCCCACTCGAGACCGACACGTTCTGCTGCTTCAGGAGAGCATCGACGATCCGGAACTTCGCCGTCGGGAGCATGATCGTGTCGGGGCTGACGCCCAGCTTCTCGCCGGTCTCGTCGAGCACGGCACCTTCCATCGCGGTGCACTCGGCCATGATGTTGGCGATCGAGTTGGGGTCCTTCGCGTTGCTCTGGTAGTTCGAGAACGTCCCGAGGGACGGCTCCGCGAAGTTCGCGGGATGCGCCGGGTCGAAGAAGTAGATCCCCGATCCTTCCCACGAGAGCAGCGTCGACTCGCCAGCCTCCACGAGCGCGGCGACCGACTTCGCGATGTGCACCTGCTCGGCGACCGTGTAGCGCTGCGCCGCCTGCAACCACTTGCGGTAGGCGAACACGCTCTGCAGCAGGTCGATGAGCTTGGCCTCGTACCCCATGTCGAACTCGATGACCTTCACGTCGAAGCTCGCTTCGCGCGCGGTCTTGTACCTGCTGTCGCCCTTGGTCTCCTGGTAGCTGCCGGAGAGCTGCGAGATCGGGTACGTGACCTTCGGGCTGTTGGTCGGTCCGACGTCTCCGAACTCCGCGGCCCAGTTCGGTGGCAAGGCGACGCCTTGCGCGGCGAGGTACCGATCGTTGAACTCGACGATCGCCTGTCCGGAGGTCGTCGGCAGCTTGTCAAACTCGTAGAGACTCATTGTCGTTCAATCCCTTCCGCCCACTACGAGGTGAGCAGCGCCCTCTTGCCGTTGATTGCGACGCCCAGCAGGCCGATGCCATCGGTAGTGTGGGCGGGAGGAGTGAGTTCGAGCGTGAGCAGCCGCGCGGTGTTCGGGATGTCGCCGGCGGCGACCGTCACCTCGAGCTTGTGGAGCGTCGCCGACTTCGTGCCGCTGTCGTCGGCGGCGTCGGACACAAGGGCCCCGCCGTCCCATCCGGTCTCCACGACCATGCTGGCGGCGTCGGTGGTGCCGGAGTAGACCCACAGCTCGACCTTCACATCGGCCGCGCCGTTGAAGTCGGGGGGCAGCGGAACCTGCGTGGAGATCGGGTCGGAGTTGCTGGCCGCCCAGTAGATCTCCGAGGTCTCCGCCGCGTTGCCGCGCATGATGGGAGTGGTGTCGCTGGCGAGCAGTCCGCCGTTCGCTGCGATGTTGCCGACGTCGCCGTTCGCATCGACCTCGCGGAACTGATGCAGGGACAGCGGGATGAAGATCCCCTTCGCGCTGAGCAGGTGCTGGTAGATCTCCTGCAGCGCGGTCTCGACCTCGGTCGCCGCGGTGAAGTTGCCAGTGTCGGCGATCGCGATCTCGTCCGCGTCCGTCGATGCCAGGACGCGCCCCGGGTGCACCCACACCTTGACCTTGGTACCCTGCATGCCGAGGAAGATGCCGGCCTTCTTGCGGGCGCCGCTGTTGCTGTTGTCCGCGACCGTGTGGTCGTCGTACATGTAGACGGACCAGCCGACCGGCGTGGCCGCGCTGCACGCATCGCCCCCGGTCGCGTTCGCGAACAGGAACACGCGATCCGTCTCGACCTCGCACTCGGCGCTTGCGGAGGCCTGGTGCGTCGAGACGCCGATGCAGTCGCCGGAGAGCGCCGTCGAGCCCGGGACGAGCGTCCCGTCGGCGTCGAGCTGCGCGACCATGATCCCCTCGTAGATCGTGCCCGTCCCGACGGTCATGAACATCTTGCGGCCGCCGTCTCCGACGAGCTCGCGAATCAGATTCACGCTGGTGTTCGACATTGCTAGCTCCTCGCGGCCTTCGCCGCCTCACGCTGCGCCTTGAGCGCCGCGAACCGTTCGGGCGTGCAGCCCGTCTCCTTGCAGATCTTGAGCTCGCGCTCGTCGAGCCCGTGCGCGCCGTCGCCGCGAGTGAAGCCGGGCGTCACATCGCCAGCGAGATTCGGAATCTCGGACGGCGGCAAGGCCCGGCACGCATCACGCACGCTCTGGATCGGAGTCCGGGAGTCCTCCAGCCAGGCACGCACGTCCTTGTTGACGATCTTGCGCGAGGCGATCAACTTCTTGCGCTCGGCCGCCTCGGCCGCCTTGCGCTGCGCGTCCTTCTCCGCCTTGCGCTCGGACTCGATCGACTCGAGCAGCGAGACGACGCGGCGGTCCGTCGCTGCTGCGTTCTGCGCGTCCGCTGGGGCCGGAGCGGGAGCCGGCTCGGGCTTCGGTTCCGCTGGTGCGTCCGACGTGCCGAGGAAGCTCTTGCATGTCTTGATGCACGCCTCGCATGCTGCGATGCAGGCGCTGGTCGCCGCCATCGCCTCGTCCGGTGTGCCCGATTCGCACGCGTCGGCGCAGTCGGTGCAGGCCGTCGCGCATTCGGTACACGACTGCGACACCTCCGCCGCGGTTGCGCGTCCGGTCTCTGCAGGTTGCTCCCCCTCAGCGGGCGGCTGGCCGTCCGCGGACCTCGGCTTCTGACCGTTCATCGTACTTCTCCTTGGTGGCCGCTGGTTCGCGGCGGCCGCGCGTGCGCGTGAGAACTCGACGGCCTTGGCCGCCAGTCTCGCGATCGCGTCATCGATTGAAACGACCTCGTCGATGAGGCCGATCCCTTTCGCCTGCTCGGCGAGGAACATCGCTGCGTCCTGCGCCCGCACGCCCGCGGCAGGCATCCCTCGCGTGTTCGCAACTGCGGAATAGAACCGCTCGGCGATTGCGGTGACGACTAGGCCTTCTCGCGCGATCGCTACATCGAGCACGGGCGCGTACGGGTTCGCCGGGTCCTTGCCGGCGGGCTCACGCACCACGGTCACAGCGATCCCGTCCTGCTCGAGGGCCTTGCGCTCGTCGACGATCATCGACCAGCAACCGACGCTGCCAACTTGCGCGGAGCGAGGCGCGTATACCCCCGCATTCGCGATCCCCGCGGCGAGCCAGTATCCTGCGCTCGCGGCGAGCTCATCCACGTATGAGGCGACGGGCTTGCCCGTGTTTTCTCTGGTCGAGACGATCGAGCGGATCGCTTCCTCGATCCCCTGCGCGTCTCCGCCAGGAGAGTCGATGCGCAGCAACACCGCGCCGACCTCAGGCTTGAGCAGCTCCTCGTTGATACGACTGGCGATCGCGTCGTACCCGTCGATGTAGCCGCAGAACGTCTCCGCTCTCTGCACCATCGGCCCGCACACGTCCACGATCGCGATAACTGATCGAGGACGCCGCGGAAGCGCATCCGCGTTGGTACGAGTCGCAACCCGTCGATACCGCACGGCTGACGGACCTTCGACCACCGCGAACGACCTGCCGACCGCAGCCGATGCGAGCGCGAGGACCTGGCCCGAGCGGTGACGGGCGAGCGTTCGACGGTCGAGCACGAAAGTGCGGTCCGTCATGCGGCCTCCTGCATCGGCGCCGGCGTGGTCGATTGCTGCTCGGGAGCGGGCGGTGCAATCTTCTTCACGGGAACGCCCGCCCCATTGACGATCGCAACCAGGTCGAGCTCGAGGCCCACCTTCGCGAGCCTCGCTTCGAGCTTGTCGATGAGCGCTGAGACTGCGTTCGCCAGCGCGGCGTTCGCTGCCGCCTCCTGTGTCTTGTCCTTGGGCGGCGTGACATCCCACACGACGATCGCCCGCGTCCCCAAGGCGGCGACGCCCCAGCGCACGACGATCCATGGCGGGATGCCCTGCGTGTTGACGGTGTGCGCGAGCGCGTCAGCGATTGCCTTGATGATGTCGGCCCTGATGCTCTTGTGGATGTCCGCGTTCGCAAACCCCACACCGCCGTCGGTCGTGACCTTCTGTCCGGCGAGCGCGATCACAAACTCATCGTTCGAATCGCCAATCGTCTTGCTGAAGGACTCGTAACCGCGGCCGTTGCTCTCGAGCAGCTTCACGTCGTACCCGGGCTTCATCCCGAAGACGGTGTTCACGCCCCACGCCATGACCTTCTCGAACCAGGAGTCGGACTGCTCCTCGGTTGCGCCGCTCGGCGAGGTCGCTACGCGCGCGGGATTGGCGAGCTTCGATTCCCAGTTGCCCCGGTAGCCCTTTGCGTGGGTTTTGTCGATCCACGCTGGTGCGATCGAAACCCACTTCCCATTTCGCCACGGCGCTACGCGGCCGCCGGGCAGGTGCAGGATCCACCGCCCGTCACCGGGTGTGATCGGGACCTCGCCCTCGGCGGTCATAAAGTACCAGCGGTTCTCTTCCCACTTGTACCGCAGGTTCTCTGGATCCTGCCGAACCATGACGGGATAGTCGCGACCGACCACGGGCACGAGCTCGGCGACGCCGACACCGAGAAGAATTCCGTCAGCTGCGAGCAGCGCGAGTTCGGCGCTCGGGAACATCTCGTCGAAGACCGAACGTGTGTCGTTCGCCGGCTTGAGTTCAGTGACCTGCTCGGGATCGCCGGAGAAGACTTTCGGCAATCGCACAAGGCCATCCGTGCACGTGCTGAGCAGTCCGGAGATGACGCCATCGCGGCGCATCGCCGCGCACAGCTTCGCCGCTGGTCTCAGGTTGCCGCAGTCCGCTGCGCGGATGGCGTCCTCGATGTCTACATGATAGAAACGCGTCTGCTGCGCTGTCGTGCGCGCCAGGTTGCCAGCGTGCCGAGATAGGATGCGGTCGACTTTGTCGTCTTCGTCTTGCGAGTTTGCCGGCTTCTCGTACGCGCTTACGCCGAGGAGAGCGATGATTGCATCTCGGATGCCTGCCACACCGCAATACTGACGCCGTTCAAAGAGACGCTCTGAGACTTTCGAACGCGCCCCTCCGACGTCTCAGACTGTCTCACGGAAAACATAGACGTCTCGCTATCAGCCCACTCGACCCCCGAAGGGGTCGATCCGGCCCGAATACGGATCGAGAATCGGCACCCTACGATCGCGCTGCTCCTGCTTCAGAGTCTCCCTGCGCTCCTCGTCAGCGTCGCGCCGCTCTCCGGGCCGGCTGACCCACACGGCGAGCGCTACCGCGTCGGCACGGTCTGGAGAGCGCTTCAGCGTCTTTCTCAGTTCGCGCTTGCTCGTCACCTTCGTGCGGCCTTTGGGACCTTCGATCCACATAGGCGCGTGCAACTCGGCCTCGAGCTTCGTATCCTCGGGGATCGCTCCGCCATCGCCGTTCTCTTCGATGGGTCGCAGCCACCGCTCGAGGTTTCCCCACAGCGCGTCGCGCTGCCTGTCCCACTTGTTGGGCTCTCGAGTCGCGCTGTCGGAAGCGCGGACGGGTACCAAGTCGAACGGCTTCTCTCCGTCTGGATAAGTGCGAAGATGGGCTGTGAATAGACCGTATACTTCGGAGCCAACTCGACCTTCGCGATCAAGCACGACGATAGGCCGCTCTCCTGGCACCTGGTGCTCTCGGATGATGGCCTTCAGGTGCACCAAGTGCGCTTCCGCCGACAGTCCACGGAGCGCCAGCAAGTCGAACACACGAAGCCCTCGACGTGGGGCAAAGACAGATTCGTCGCCGTCGCCGCCGTCGCCGGCGGGGTCGAGCCCGATGGTGAGGACGCCTTCGCAGGGTGCGTCCTTCCAGCGTTGCTCGGCAAGCTCGATCCGGTGCAGGCTGATGCATTTGCCCGACTCCTTCGTGGGGAACAGCCCTTTGACGCGCACCTGGTAGAGCACAGAGTCCTCGCCCCACTCGCGCTTCTTCTCCTCGATCCAACCCACTTCTGCCAGGCCGGGCACGACAACCCTGCCCGCCTTTACGTTCGGAGAGTCCTCGCTGCTCAGCTGCAAACAGTACACTCCCTCCGGGTTAGTCTTCGATTGCTTGAGTTTGTGGAACGCGTCGAAGAAGAATCCCTCGTCCTTCGTCGGGTTGCTCGTCATCAGCAGGCGAGCCCCCCCTGCTCGATTGCCTTCGATGGCCTCCTTGATGTCATCTCCGATGCCGCTCGCCTCGTCGAGGATGTACAGCAGGTTCTTGCCGCTGATACCGGCGACGGCCTCTGCCTCGCGCGCGGTGAACCCGACGATCTCCCGGAAGTCGAGCGACTTCAGTCCCGATCGCGCGAGCGCGTGCAGCTCGCCACCGATCGGCTTGATGGCACGTCGGTGCAAGATACGAAGCTCGCGCCAGAGGATCTGGTCGACCTGGCGGGATGTCACGCTCGACATCACGACGCGCGCTTCCTCAAAGGAGCAGAAGAACCACAAGGCCACGATCGCGTCGGTCACGCTCTTGCCGATCTTGTGTCCGCTCGCGACAGCAACTCGCACGTGGTCTCGCACGGCGTGAAGGATTGGTGTCTGCTGGTCCGTCAGCTTCATGCCTAGGACCTCGAGCGCGAACGCCTCCGGATCGGCGCGGTACTTCTCACTCGGCCAGCGAACAGCCTCCGCGAGGTTGAGCGCACGGCGGATGGCCTCGCGCTCTAATTCGTCTCGCGTCGTCTCGAAGCGCAGCTGCAGGTCGTGATGGATCTCCGACGACAGTGACGAGCACATGGTGTGCGCGCGCCGCGGCTGGTCGCGCCTCGCGTTCACCTCGTGCTGCGTCGTTGTCGTCACGCCCCCAGTTCCTGCAACGCCTTCATCACGGCGACGCTCGCCTCGGGCCACGGGCGCAGGGCGCCGATTATCGCGTCCTGAATCCGCCGCCACGCAGGGAGCCGAACGATGCGCGACTCTCCGATCTCCTGCCCCTCTCCGGTCAGCTTGCCGAGCAGCTCGATGCACCTGGTCTCCGTCGCCTCGAGGCGCATCCGGATCTGCGGTGGCAGTTGGTGGCCACGCTTCGATCCCGCTGCGCGCTCCGCATCCAGCCGCGATAGCTGTGCCCGCAACCTCGCCTCTGCGTCGAAGCGGGCTATCGGGCCCGACTCGGCCACCACGGCGAGCGTCTGCGCCTCCTCCGATCTAACGCCGGCGCCAGCTGCGGTCGCTCGAGCAGCTCGCGGCTTCCGGTCCCACGCGTCAGCGGGGACTCCAAACTTCTTGGCGATGGTCTTTCGGCGCGTAGGAGAGGGATTTCTATCTCCGTTCAGCCACTGCGTGATCGTGTTGCGGGCGACCCCGAGCTCCGCTCCGATCGTTTCGTGCGGCAACCCAGTCAATCCTAGCAACCGCCCGCCCTCATTCCGCGGCATGACGACCTCCAACCACACGCATCCTGAGACTTTTTCTCCTGAGAACGCCCTCCGCAGCGTTTTCTGGCCCCCGTGCGGCCCTCAGCGTCTCCCAACTGTAGGACCGGGGGGCGGGTGTCCTACATGTGAGACAACATCCACTCGCGCCGCATCGAGACTCGCCCCCGGGGTCTCCCATACTACGTATGGGAGACACCCGGCGAGTCATCGAATGCACTGGTTTCCCCTGTGTTTTTGTACAAAAGGCCTCGGGGCGAGTCTCGGGCGAATGGTCAGCGACCACCTGCAAGCACGCGAATTGATAGGTGGTTGAGATTCGCCGCGAGGGTAGGCTGACCCACCCCCCGGCGAGTCTCGGGCGAGTGCCAAGAACCATTCGCCCGGCGAGTGTCATCATTCGCCCGGCGAGTCTCGGGCGAATCCGGCGAGTCGTCGGGTTCATGCTCCCTCCTGGGTCGGACGGGGGGCCTCGATCCGGGCCCCGTGGGTCAGGTACCAGCTCTCCCGCCTGGCTTGGCGTCCCGTGCCGTATCTGCCCTCGATGCGGCCATCGCGCACAGCACGGTCGCGCCCGGCCTGGATAGCGTCCTTGGAAACGCCCTTGAGCCCCATGCGAATTTCCTCTCCGCTGCACCCCTCGTGACGGCGGATGAAGGTCTCGATCTGCATCGCGACCTTCGCGACGAACTCCTCCCCACGTTTCGGGGGACGGGGCCGCGGTCCGGTCGAGTCGTCGACGGGGGCCTCGGCCTCGTGCAGCAGGGAGCGATCGCGGTCGAGTGTGAACCACAGCTCGCGACGGTCGTCTATCCCGATGCGGTTCTTTGGGAGGACGCCAACCACCATGCCCTCGCACTCATCATCATCACCCTCGAACTTGCGCAGCACCAGGAGGGCGTTGGACTGGTACTCGATGGTACCGGACTCCTTCGCAGCGGCGAGCAGGTTGACGTCGTTGTTCTTGCCCGTGCGCTGGTAGAGCACGCGGCTGGCCTCAGATGTGGCGACGATGACGAGGCCCAGGTGACGACCCCAGCACAGTGCCTTGACGATGAGATCCACGCGCACTTTCATCGACTCTGCCTCCTCGGCACCAGGCACCCAGGCCTTCTGGATCGAGTCGAGGAAGAGGACAGGGATCTGCCCAGTGTGGGCCGCGCGCTCGAACAGGGCGGAGATGACGTCGCGCAGGTTGAGGTTGTCGTCGAGCATACCGTCGAGCAGGAGCCACTCCGGCTCGGATGCGAGTGCAGCGACCGTGTCGAGGGCCTCTGGTTGAGCCGCCTCGATGTCAGATCGGGATAGTCCCTTGTGCCGACCGAGCCGCGTGAGCAGGTCACGCGGGGGCTCGTCGTAGGCGCACCAGGTCACGAGGGCTCCGTGGTCGCGCATCGCCATTGCGATTTGAAACGCCAGGGTCGTCTTGCTCGCGCCAGGCGCGCCGACGAGGGTGAACAGCGTCGAGCGCGGCAGACCACCCCGAAGAGCCGCGTCGAGAGAGGGGATGCCCGTGGAGATGCGCTCTAGGGGCACGCGCATCTCGCACACGAGCTCGGCGGGAGTGGGCCAGCGCTTGGAGTGGTCCTCGCGCGCGATGTCGGTGATGCTCTTGAGGGACTCCTGCAGGTACACGGCCGACGCACCGTTTGCGAGGTATCCCTCCGCGGCGATCTTCTGCGCTGTGAGGATCATCTGCCGGACGCGCCACTTCTCGACGATGCGCTCGGCGTGCGCCTCAGCGTTGGCCGTCGCCGGCGTGGCGTCTGCGATCTGGATCAGGTAGGGCACTCCGCCGACGCGTTGCAGGTTCTGGTTGTCCGCCAGGTATGCCTTCACGGTCGACGTGTCGATGGGCTTGCCCTCGAGCTCCACGGCAAGCTGGGCGGCATAGACATGGCGGTTCGCGTCAGCGAAGAAGTGCCAGGGCTTGAGGATACGGTTGACCTTCGCCGTCGTGCCCAGCAGGAAGACATCGGAGAGAACGACGGCCTCGGCATCGAGGTCGTTGGGAGGAACGCGCCCGTCGGACGGGGAGAGGTCGGCGCAGAGATCGGGCGGCATGTGAGGGTGGCGCTCGTTCACGCGGACCTCAGCAGTGCAACGGTGCCTCGAGGCATCACCCGCCCATACAGCGCCATGTCGAGCGCAGCCCACAGGTCCTCGATGCGGTAGACGAGGATTCCAATGCCACCGTCGCGCTCGATGCGCCGCAGGAACCGCGACTGCGCCTCGGTCGGGCGGTTGGGCCAAACCTTGAACTCGGCCACGATGACGCGTCCCACGCGCCGGATGACCCCGAACTGGTCGGCGCCCCCGATGCCGCCCACGCCGTACTGCACTTTACGATTGCCGTAGGTCGCGACCCCGACGTTGTTGCGCATCCAGTCGACCAGGTGCCTGGTGCGCAGGGTGCAATCCTGCATGAGGACGTTCTCAGGGGTCGCGCGTTTGCCTCTGCTCACGTTCCAGTCTCCTGCATTGCGGAGGAAGAGGTTGATGCAACGGTGACGCGTACACGTTGGCCGTCGAGCTCGCGTTCTGCGTTGCCTGAAGCGATGGCCTCGCGACAGAGCTGCACGAGAGCTTTGACGTCCTCGACGCGCCACGCGCCTCTGATGTCCAGCGTCAGGTTCGACCCACGCACCTGCCGCACCATCCAGAGGTCGTGCAGTAGCGATTCCGCGTCGTGGTATCCGGATTCGGCCAGCTCGTGCCGCATGGGCCAGCGCCATGTTCGTTTGTCACCGCGACCGCCTTGGTACAGCCTCGGATCGGTGTAGTACTGGACGAACAGGATCTTCGCGTACCCGATCTTCTTCTTCAGGATGAGGGCGGTGCGGACGAGATGTGACAGGTAGGTGATCTTGTCTTCGTGAGAGTCCTCAGCGTTCGCATCTAACAATCGTTGTTTGCGGACCTTCGGATCTTCCTTGCCCGGGCGCACGTATCCGCACTCCGGACAGGTTGCGTCCTTGAACTCGCACGCGCGCCACAGGTACCCGCATTCGGGGCACTGCGTGATCGCCTCGAGGTTCTCACCATCCTGGATGGCGCGGCCCTCGAGCGAGAAGCGCCGGTCGTCGTCCGGCAGCCCCAGATCGAGCGTGCAGCCACGCAGGTCGAGGATCAGGCAGTCGACCTTGCCAGGGCTCGCGCGCAGGCCTCGGCCGCACGCCTGCATCATCGCGCCTTCGGATGAGAATCCGCGGGCGAGGATGACGCAGTCGGTTTCGCGGCAATCGAAGCCCTCGGTCAAGACGTGCATGTTCGTGAGCACGCGAACGTCGCCGCGCCGGAAGGCAGCGATCACACCCTGGCGTCGATCGCGGCTCATCTTGCCGTCCACGCTCGCGGCCGCGATCCCCATGGCGTTGGCCTCGTGCGCCAGGTTCGTCGCGTGCCTCACTGAGGTGCCGAAGATGATGACGCGCTGCCGGTCTGCGGCGATCGTGCGAAGGGCCTCGATCGGATGCTCGGCCAGGGCCTTGGTCCTCTTCGTGGGGCGCTTGACGAGGCACTTGACCAGGTGCCCGGAGGCGATGAGCTCGCGCGGCTGGCAGGAGACGACCATCGAGTCGAACACGTTGCCAAGGGCCACGCCGTCACCGCGTTGAGGTGTGGCTGTGAGGCCCAGGATCAGCGTCTGGCGATCGCGGTAGTGCGTCGCGATCTGCGTCCACTCGGGAGAGACGTGGTGATGCGCCTCGTCGAGCACGAGGATGTCGGCCTCCGGCAGCTCGGACCGCGCGAGCAGCGTCTGGATCGACCCCACCTGCAGGGCGTTGTCCTCGCGCGGCGCCCAGGGAGCGATGATGCTCGGGCTGCACCCTACATCGCGCAGGGCCAGCGCGGCCTGGTCGATGAGCTCCTCACGATGGGCGAGCCACAAGACGCGGCTCCCCTTCGTGATGCCGCCCAGCGCAAAGCGGCTGGCCATGAAGGTCTTGCCCGAGCCGGTAGGAGCGACGATCAGGATCGAGCTCCGCCCCTGCCGGTAGGCGTCACGCACCAACGCATCGGTGCGCACCTGGTGAGGCCACGGCTGCAGCATCAGGCCTCCGGCGCGTTGAGTGCCTTCCCACTGCCCTTCAACGCGGCCGGAGCCAGGACGGCGCCGACGAACTTGAGGCGCGAGATGCGCTTCGGGGCAGACTCGCCTTCGACCTCGACCACCGCGGCGAGGTCGTCGGTGGTCCTCACGGTGCAGACACCGAGTTCGGCGATGCGCCAGCGCGACCCGATCTGCGGCTTGGGCAGCTCGCGCGGGTAGGCGTTGGCTGCGTCCCAGTCGGCCTTGCCGATGGTGAGCTCCTCCGGCTCGTTGTCGAGGAGCTCCGCGGTCTGCACACGGACCTCGCCCATGGTGATGGCGAGGATGCGGCAAGGTCCGAACTGGTCGTGCTCCCAGATCGTCTGCAGCTTGATGGCCCCGAACGTGCCCTTCGGAGGTGCCGCCGGCTTGTCCCCGAGCGGCAGCTTCTCCTGCTTGTCGGCGAAGGCCAGCGGGCGCTGGCGCAGGATGGCGCCGGTCGTCTTGCTCTTGTAGGTCACGATGCCGGAGACGTGGTCGATGATCTCCTCGGTGTCGGCCTCCTCGATCTTGCGCCCGAGATCGCTGATGACCTTGTCGAGGTCCTCGAGCTTCTTGTGGAAGTCGAACGCTGCAGCCTTCTTCTGCCCCTCGATGTGATCGCGCTCCCGGATCGCCTTGCACAGACGCGAGGTCATCTGCGGCACCGTCTCCTGGATCGGCGCCGGCGTCGGCGACTTGGCTCGATGCTGCTCCAGCTCCTTCCCGGGCCCAGCACCAGGAGCGCCAGCTGCTGCTCCAGCCACCTTTCCAGCGCCCTTTCCAGCACGCTTCGGAGGTCCACTTTTGGGTTCGACCGGAGTCGAGCCCTTCCCGTTGCTCTTCTTCTTCTTCACCATCAGTCACCACCCTTTCCCCAGTACCCGCCCGCGGCGTCGTTCTGCGCGAGGCCCAGTGCGCTCGCGCGTTGCGTCTCGATCGGCACGAGCTCTTCGGCGTAGGGCAGGCCGCACGCAGAGCAGCTCGAGCCCTTCACGCGCCACGGGAGGTTGCAGCACTTGCGACACACGGGCTGCCTCACGCGAGGCTCCACGTGGTCTCGCTCCCCGCTCGGCGCAGCGTCACCTTCTTCGCCTGCTGCAGGGCCACGATGTTCACCCTCCACTCCCAGGTGTTCGACCCCTCGATCCCGAGCTTCGCCAGCAGGTCGCTCGTCTTCATCGGACCCTTGGCAAGGAGCTGCAGGATTTTCTCGCGGTGGTCCGGGCAGCGGCTCCCGTCGTTCTTCTTCCGGCCGCGGCCGCGCTTGGGCTCTTCGCTTCCTTTTGGGTCAGCGGCGCTCTTGCGCGGGCGGCCCGGCTTGCGGCGCTCTTGCGCGGGCGGCCCGGCTTGCGGGCTGCCGAGCGTGACGGTGATGCCCTCGCCCTGCAGCGCCAGCAGCAGGCCCATCACGCGGCCGCGCTCGTCGCTGCTGAGGTCCTCGAGCAGGCCCAGGATCCCCTTCGTTGCCTTGATGACGTCTCCCACGGCTACCTCCCTGTCTGCGCGTCGAGGTCCCGCTCGAGCTGATCGAGCTGCTCGCGCGCGTGTTGGATCTCGCGCCGCATGGTCCGGCGCTCGTGCTCGTCGATGACCCCGTCGGCGATGGCCATGTGCACCTCGCGGCCCACGTCGCCGATCTCCGCGAGTACCCGGCACACGCGCTCGGGCAGGGGGCGAGCGACGTGCGGGTCGCGGCTGCAGAGCGCCAGCAGGCCACGCAGGATCGCCTCGCACAGCCCAGGCTTCGCGTCGGCCAGGCGCACCAGGTGCAGGAGCGAGGGCGCGTTGACGCCGAGGCACCATTGCGACGCCTTGCCCCTGCTGCCGGCTGCGAGGCTGAGCTCCTCCTGGGTGGTCTCCGTCGCCTCGAGCGCATCCCGGATCACCTGCGCTACCGTTGCGCTGTCAGGGTGGACAGTCGCGAGGATCGACGACTGCGCTACTCGCGCGAGGATCTTCGCCTTGGTAGGATTGACGATATGCAGTGCTGGCAGTCCCATGGATCACGTCCTCCTGTGAGCTCGGAGACGAACCGAGCGTTGCTACGCGATCAGCCGTCGGTCCCCGTACGCGCTCCGGCGTCAGTCCAGGCGCTCACGGGGATCTGCAGTACCCGCGAGAGCGCGAGCGCCAGGTCGCGGCCCGGTTTGCGTTCGCCTGACAACCACTTGTTCACGAGGCCGCTTGCGATGCCCAACCGCTGCTCGAGTCCTCGCTGCGAGATGCCGCGGTCGGTGAGCCGCCTTCGCAGCAGCTCCGCACCGGGGAGGGAAGTAGACATGCGCGCAGTATCTGACAGGAGTCAGGGTCTGTCAAGAGTCAGCGTCTGGCATCAGACAGAGACCGGGTATCTGCTGGTAGCCATGGGACACCTGCTCGGCGAGCGCATCAAGGAACTGCGCGAAAGGAAAGGGCTGTCGAAGCGCAAGCTCGAGAAGGAAGCTGTCATCTCCCGCGGGTACCTGTCCCGGATCGAGGCGGGCAAGCGGACCAACCTTGGCAGGGACATGATCCAGCGACTCGCCTCGGGGCTCGGCGCGAAGATGATCGACATCTACAGGGAGGACGAGCCGAGCAAGGAGCAGATCGAGGCCATCGAGGATCCCGAGCTGAGGGCGGCCGTTCAATTTGCCGCAGGTTGGATCCCCTCCGAGGTCGTGGCGGCGTGGGCCGAGCAGCAAGCGCATAGCGGACGCAGGGCGGTGAAGCGCCGGCTCTACCTGGCCGAGCTCGAAGCCTACTTCGAGATGTGGAAGTCCGATCGCCCAGAGGCGCGCGATCGAGCGTTCGAGGCAAGGCCGAGGCGAAGGGGGAGCAAGTGAGGATCGCTGCTCTGTTGGTTGTCCTGGTTGTCGGGTGCTCATCGTCCGATCCGGCGCTGCATCCGGTGTCCGTCCTGTTGGATGCTCAGCAGGACCCGGCATCGGATGTGATCTCCGAGCCGGGCCAGGATGTGGTGCACGAAGCCGAGGCCGGCGCCGATGCGGAGCCGTCGCCCGAGTCCTCGTTCGAACTGCAGCCAGAGGCCGCTTCGGAGGCTGCGCCCGACGTGGTCGAAGAACCAGCGTGTGTCCCTGAGTACGTCAAGACCGACAGCAAGACCGGCACGAGCGCCGGCGGCGATCTCGTGCTCACCGTCGAGCTCGCCTGCGAGCCTAGCGAGACGACACCGCAGGGCTGGTGGCTCGGACTGTGCGAGGAGAGCGGAGACGTGAAGCTCGGCTGCTCCTGCATGCACGTCGGGCAGACGGGGGTGCAATGCTCGCTCGTGACCGACGGGACGGCGACGTTGAAGCTCACGATCCACTGTCTGCGCGACTGCGGGGGATGACCCATGGCCTGCTCGCGTTGCGGTCAAGCGGGGCACAACAAGCTGACGTGCTGGAAACGCGGTACGCAGACGAGTCGACATCCAAGCGGCACCGAGCCGCTGCGGCCGACGCGCCTTGTTGTCGACGGACAACAGTGTGCGTGGATAGAGGGGCCCTTCGACATGCACGTCGCTGGAGAGGCCTACCAGCAGGAGCATCTGAGGAGGTTCCGCGATCAGGCAGAGCAGCGCACGATCCTGCCGGCGTGGCTGGTACCGGAGCCAGAGAATGAGTTTGACCGTCACGCGGTCCGGGTCGAAATCGCCGGTGTCAAGGCAGGCTACATGCCGCGTGAGGAGGCGGGCGACTGGCAGGAGATACTCCGCTCCGTCGAGCAGACAACCGGCTGCCGGGTCGCATGCCGTGCCACGCTGTTCTTGACGAAGGACGTTGAGTTGATCCTGCACCTCCCGGGCACACCTCCGAAAAGCCTGCCGAGGGCAGGCACACCGCAGCAGCCCGTGTACCAGGTGAGCAAGCCGACGCGGCCGTCGTGCCTCGTCGTGGCGATCTTCATCGTGTTGGCTGGGATAGGAGGGCTGCTGCTGCTCGTCGTGGTTCTTGCTCTCGTTGGAAGAGCGACGAGTGAGCAACCAGGATCATCGTCGCCACCTTCCAAGCCCACCACGAAGCAGGCGCCGGCGAAACAGCCCCCGACATCGGCGCCGTCGGGTGGCATCTTCAAGGCAAGGTGATCGTCGCCCGTACTACCCGACGAGGTAGGCCCGCCGCTTCCTCTCGTCCGCAATGAAGAAGATGCGGGCGGGCAGATCTGGAGGGATCCGGCCCCGGAGCAGATCGCGATCAGGCCACGGGTAGCACTGACCACGTACTCGGATGCGTCCCGCGCTCACGAGCGCAACTGGCACACCGGATACCTCGCCGATGCGCAGAGCAGCCAGGCTCTCCGTTGTGGCAAGGTCGCGTGCGATCCTGCGAACGTCGGTCGTTCGCCCGATGGTACCCTCGACGCATGGCTTCGGAGCGACCAGCGCGGCACCGAGTCGATCGCATCGCTCCTCAAGATCGACGTCATTGGCGCCATGCTTCCGGTACCACCAGTGCGCGAGCTCGTGGCCGGCGAGCCAGCGTGCGCGAGCGGGCAAGGTTCCTCGCCGCACGTAGACCCGTGGTTGTCCACGTAGGACGCAGAACGCCGCCTCGCACGACCTGAGGGGCGCCCACTCAGGGCCGCGCCCGATGAGCCGGCGGCAAACCTCGGCGATCCCCGGGCCATCGGAGGGGTTGCACTTCGCCGCGGCGAACATCTCGACAGCGTCTCGCTCGATCTCCCGTTGCACCCTCATGCCTCGAGACTATCGCCGCCCCCTGGCGTGTCGATGATGGTTGCCCTGGCAAGTGCCATAGAATGTCCACGGTCGCGGGATTCTGCCGCCGTGCCGCAGCCTTGCCGATCTGGCTATCTGACTCTTGACAGCGTCTGACACAAGTCAGATACTGCGCGCATGAACACGACGACCCGCGCTGACTCGGCCCTCGGCACCGCGATCGAAGCGCTCGACCTCGCCGGCTACCCGCTGCTCGCAGCTCACATCGCGCACTGGCCGTCGCTGGGCGCGTACCTGCACGCGAGGGACCGAGTCGCGTGGGCCCGCGAGCACGCAGTAGATGATGATCACCGCGCGGACTGCGGGATGGCGCTGTGCGCGATCGAAGCGGCGATGGCGAGCGCGGAGGTGGGGTCGTGATCTCCCTGGCTCTGATCCGCTACGGCGCCGGCACCCAGATCGTCGAGGTGGCCGGCAGCACGAAAGCCGGGAAGTTGCAGCTTGCCGCTCGCTTCTCCGTGACCAAGGCGCCGGCCGGCATCTTCGTCGAGCGCAAGACGACGGGCGCGAGAATCGACAAGCGGGAGGTTGTCGGCGAGCCCGACCAGGACTGGCGCTTCCGGTACGTGCGCGCCCACGTCGAGTCGCCGGGGCACGTGAAGATCCCCGGGTTCGAAGGCCGCGAAATCTCCTTCCACGAGAGGCAACCATGACCCCCCTCACCACCATCTGCGACCTCGGCGCGCTGCTCACCGACGATGGTCGGCTGGTCGTGCGACGCAGCGGGAGCTGGAAAGCGGAGTGGGTGCACGGCCGACACGGCGCCGTGTACGCGGCGGGAAGCGCCACGGGGGCGGAGGCCGCTCTCGAGCAGCTCGCCTCGGAGATGTGCGACCGAGCGATCGAGGACGGTCGCCGGCTGGCCGAGGCGGGCGACGCCGAGTCGCTCATGCTGGTCGAGGCGATCCGCCTGACGCTGAGGGCGGCGGGGATGGCTGACGACTTCGCTGACGAGATCGTGCAGGCCGGCCGATCAGAGGATGTGCCCGCGGGGGCCGTCGAGCGGGCGGTGCGGGCCGTCTGTGGCGACTGCCGCCAGTGGCCACGCGGGGACTGTGCGCACCGGGGGCTGCAGGAGTGGGCGTGCTCCGAGTTCCGGGCGCGGGGAGACGAATCATGAAGAAGGAAGACGTCGAGGAGCTGATCAACCGATGGCGTGCCGAGGCTGCGGAGCTGAAGGTCGCGGCGGAGGAGACGATCTGGTCGCAGGAGACGCGCGACGAATGGCTCGCGGCGGCGCACCAGCTCCTGTGCTGTGCGAGGGAGCTGCGTGCGGCAATGCGGGAGGGGGGGGGATGAAACTCGGCCGCCCTTCCTTCGCTGCTCTGCTCGGCGTCTCGATCATGACGTGTGTGCAGAGCATCTATCAGGACGCCCTCGGGCAGGAGCGCTACATCGCGCTTGCCCGATCGCACTGGGTCGACCCGGCGATTTCGCTACCGATCGCGATCGCGCTGCTCGTCGTCTCGATGCTCTGCCTCGTAGCGATGGTCGTGGGCGATCTGGAGGATAGGCGATGAGCGCGCGTCCTGACGACATCGATGACATGGTGCAGCGCGCCGTGACCACGCTCGTGGCGCGGTATCGTGACGAGTCCCCGCTCGGCGACGGCTACCCGGCAGCGTGTGGCTACCTGGAGGCCAAGCTCGTCGCCATGCTGTGCGGAGGTCGCAAGGAGCGCGAGCGGACGATCGAGGACCTGCAGAAGATTGCGGAGGGCAGCAATGCCTCCCGCTGACCTGCGCCCCGTGCGCGAGGACTATCCGATCCAGCGCGAGCTGCTCGAGCGCGTGGCCGGTCTGTGGCCGGACGAGCGCGCGAAAGATGACGAGCCGGCGCGCGGAGTCGAGCGGGCTCTTGAGCTTTGGAGGAACGGGCAATGGTAGCAGACACGATCCCGGTAGCAGACACGGAACCTCGCGCGCTGACCGACGCGGAGCTGATCGCGCTGGCGGCGATGGTGCACGGAATCGCGATCACTCTCGGCAACGAGGACGCGTGGCAGATGAAGCACGACCTGCAGCCGTCACTCTGCATGTTCAGCCTGCCTGAGTACCAGCGTCTCGAGGCGGAGCTGCGCAGGCGAGGTGTGCTGTGAGACCGACGCGGCGAGCTGTGCGGCTGGACCCGTACTGCCAGATGGATCCGTACGACGACGACCGGGAGCTCGACTCGTGCGGGGACGAGGAGCCGGCGCCCGAGCCTGAGTGGGACGGGCCGTGTCCAGGCGACTCTGGTGGCCTCGGGGACATGGGTGGTTGGGACTGAAGAACAGGAGGTGGATTGTGGAGAAGGAATCGAAGGCGATTGTCACATTCAACGCGAACCTGCCGATCGAGTATGACGTGAGCGAGGAGCAGATCGCCGCCAAGCGCGCGGCGTACGCGGCTCTGACGTGCGACACGCCGGCGGCCTACGAGCAGACCCGGCTGGCCATCGCAGACTGCAGGGGCACGCGCGTCGCGATCGAGGCGAAGCGCAAGGAGCTGAAAGCCGGCGCGCTGGAGTGGGGCAAGAAGGTCGACGGCGTGGCGAAGAAGCTGACGTCCATGATCGAGGACATCGAGACCCCGCTGCAGCAGAAGAAGGACGCAGTCGACGATGCCAAAGCCCGGGCACGCGCCGAGAAGGAAGCGGCGGAGAAGGCCGCACTCGAAGCGCAGATCGCTGCCGAGCGCGCGGCGGAAGCTGCCAGGGTCAAGGCGGAGCAGGAAGCCGAGAACGCGCGGCTGGCGGCCATCGCCGAGCAGCAGCGCATCGAGGCCGATCGTCTGGCCCAGGAGCGCGCCAGGATCGAGGCCGAGCAGCGGGCCGAGCGTGATCGCCTGGAGCTGGAGCGGGCAGCGATCGAGCAGGCCCGTCGCGGCGCAGAGGAAGCCGCGCGGCGCCGTGAGGCCGAGATCGCCGCGAAGGCGGAGGCCGAGCGCCAGCGGCAGGAGCTTGCAGCGCGGCAGGCTCGCGAAGCTGCGGAGAAGGCGCAGGCCGCACACGAGGAGATGCTGCGGCGCGAGCGCGAGAAGGCCGAGGCCGAGGCCCGCGCGATCAGGGAGGCTGCCGAGCGCCAGGCGCGTGAGGAGGCTGCGAAGATCGAGGCCGAGCGCGCCGCACTTGAGGCGGCAAAAGAGGAAGCGGCCCGGGTCGAGGCAGAGAAGCGCGCTGCCGAGGCTGCCAGGGTCGAGGAAGCCGCACGGCAGGAGCGCCTGCGCCAGGAGCAGGAGGAAGCCCGCGTCCGTGAGGCCGAGAGGCAAGCCGAGCTCGCCAGGCGGCTGGAAGCTCTGAAGTCGGACCGCGACAAGCTCCTGGAGTGGGCGAACCGCATCATGCTCGCGCAGGCGCCCGAGGTTGGCTCGGAAGCCGCGCGCGATGCCGTGACGCGCGCCCGGGAGAAGATCGCTGAGGTGGTCGATGGCCTCCGTGCTTTCGCCAAGCCGATCGGGAGGGCAGCGTAGCCATGATCAAGCTCTGCCCCGATCTGCCCGCTTCGAAGTACTACGAGTACGCGTGTGACGGCGTGCCGTGCTTGTCACAGGGCATCGCGCACACGCTCGTCTGCGAGTCGCCGGCCAAGGCGTACCTGCAACACCCGCAGTTCGGCAAAGCGCCGCGCAAGGTGACCGACGACATGGAGAAGGGCTCCGCGTTCCACTCCCTGATCCTCGGCAAGGGAGCCGACGTCGTCGTGGTCGAGGCCGACAACTTCAAGGGCGGCCACGCTCAGGAGATGCGCGACATCGCCCGGAGTGCGAACAAGGTACCGATCCTGGCGAAGGACTACAAGCTGATTCAGGAGGCCGCCGAGGTTGCCAGGAGGAAGATCGAAGCCGAGGGCCACGCCTTCGACGGCCAGTCCGAGGTCGCGGTGTACTGGGAGGAGACGGCCTCGGATGGGACTGTCGTGCAATGCTGCGGCTGCTTCGACCACCTGCGCACGCAGGCCCGGGCGTTCGACATCAAGAAGTGCGCCTCGGCGAACCCGGCCGACCTCCCGCGGCACATGATCGATTTCGGATACGACATCCAGGAGGTCGCCTATCGCCGTGCGCTGTGCGCGGTGTTCCCGGACCTCGCAGGGAGGGAGGGATTCTGGTTCCACTTCTGCGAGCTCCCGCCGCCGCACCTGTACTCCCCGATGCAGTGCGCTGGGACCATGCTCGTTCTGGGCGAGACGAAGTGGAGGCTCGCGATCGAGACGTGGGCGCAGTGCTTGCGCACGGGCGTTTGGCCGGACTTCGTGAACACGACCAGGCGCGCAGAGGCGCCGACCTGGGAGCTGAACCGTTGGATGGCGGCGTAAGGCCGCAGAGAGGGAATCGAGATGGCACAACGTGTATTCGAGGATAAGCCTGCGGTGAGGGAGGCGACTCCCTTGCTGCTCGGAATCGTCGGTCCCAGTGGCACAGGCAAGACGTACAGCGCGCTCCGGCTCGCGACCGGGATCCAGCGCATCGAGCCCGGTGAGATCTTCCTGATCGACACCGAGGCCCGCCGCTCGCTGCACTACGCGGAGAACTTCAAGTTCCGGCACGTCGCGTTTGGGGCGCCGTTCGGTCCGCTCGACTACCTGGACGCGATCGACCACTGCGTGAAGAAGGGGGCGAAGATCATCATCGTCGACTCGATGAGCCATGAGCACGAGGGGCCCGGCGGCGTGCTCGAGATGCACGCGGCCGAGACCGAGCGGCTCGCGAAGGCGTGGCGCTGCAGCCACGACGTTGCGCAGATGAGTGCCTGGAACAAGCCGAAGAGTGAGCGGCGCAGGATGATCAACACGATCCTGCAGATCCCGACGCACTTCATCTTCTGCTTCCGCGCGAAAGAGAAGATGTTGATCAAGAAGGGCGAGCAACCGGTGAGCAAGGGGTTCGAGGCGCTCGCCGGGCAGGAGTTCATCTACGAGCTGCTGCTCAAGTTCCTGCTTCTACCGGGCGCGCGCGGCACGCCCACGTGGCAGTCCGAGATGCTCGCCGAAAAGCAGCTCGTCAAGATCCCCGGGCAGTTCGACAAGCTCTTCGCGCGGCCCGAGCAGCTCTCCGAGGACATCGGCGCTGAGCTCGCACGCTGGGCCCAGGGCGCGGCCGCGGTTGCCCCGGTTGGGTTCGCCGATCTGGTCAAGCGCTACGAGGCGTGCAGCGATCCGTCGACATACAGGGTAGTCGCCGCAGACGCGAAGGCCTCCTGGTCCACGCTCTCCGCCGATGAGAAGAAGGCGCTCAAGGCGAAGGCCGAGGATACGATGGCCAGGATCAAGAAGGCGGCCGAGGCTCCCCGATCCGCTCCTGGCCCGGACGGCCCCCCCGGCGACGAGCCGCCGCATTACGAGCCCCCGCACGACCCGGGCGACCACGAGCCCGGCGTCTCCGCGGACGGGGAGCCCACCTGACATGCTTACCCAACGGGCCCTCGCGACGTCCTCCCCCTCACGTGCCGGGGGCCCGTTGTTCTGCCGTGCGTGGCCCGACCATGTGCTCGGTCGGGATGCACAGCGCTCGAAGCGCGGCACGGCACCAGCGCCTCTCGCCGGGTCGCTGCGGGCAATTCGGCTCGCCGGCCTCTCCCGATCACGGCGGCGAGGGGCGCAATTGTTGAAGGAGATTCGAGATGGGACCTCGTGACTTCGGATGGGCGATTCGGCAGTTGAAGGTGGGCGCGAATGTGGCGCGCGAGGGCTGGAACGGGCGAGGGATGTGGCTGTTCCTCGAGCAGTGCCCCGGCGTGTACCCGCCCGGCGAGCTGGGGACGCGGTTCACGCAGGACCAGATCCGACCGTGCATCTGTATGCGAGACGCGCAGGGGATGATCGTGCCCGGCTGGCTCGCCTCGCAGACCGACATGCTGGCCGAGGATTGGGAGCTGGTACCGTGAGCACGAAGAAGAAGCCCGCCAGGCCGGCCACCAAGCCCGCCCCCGCGCAGTCCTACGCCGTCCAGCAGCTCGCCCTCGAGAAGGTGGACGAGTCGCCCACGAACCCCAGGAAGACGTTCCGCGACATCGACGAGCTCGCCGAGGACCTCAAGGTGCGCGGCATGCTGCAGCCCGTCCTTTGTCGCCCTCGGGGGAAGAGGTTTGAGCTCGTGTTCGGCGCCCGGCGGTACCGGGCCGCTGTGAAGGCGAAGCTCAAGACGATCCCCTCGATGGTGCGCGAGATCGAGGACGCCGCGGTCATCGAGATCCAGCTCGTCGAGAACAGCAAGCGCGACGACATCCACCCGCTCGAGGAGGCCGACGGCTTCCGCGCGCTGCACAAGGATCACGGCTACGCGGCCGAGGAGATCGCGGCGAAGATCGGCAAGAGCAAGTCGCACGTCTTCCAGCGCCTGAAGCTGTGCGAGCTCGGCGCTGCGGGCAGGAACGCCTTCCTCGCAGGCAAACTCACCGCCGCGACCGCGCTCCTGGTCGCCCGGATCCCCGATGCGAAGCTGCAGGCCGAGGCGTGCAAGGAGATCACGGCGCAAGGCTACGACGGGCAGCCGATGTCGTTTCGCCGGGCCGTCGACATGGTGCAGCGCGAGTTCATGTGCAAGCTCGACGGCGCCGGCTTCCTCACCAGCGACGCTTCGCTGCTCCCGAAGGCAGGTCCCTGCAGCACGTGCCCGAAGCGCACTGGCGTGCAGGCTGAGCTGTTCGACGACGTCAAGAGTGGAAACACCTGCACTGACCCCGCGTGTTTCAAGGCCAAGCTCGAGGCGCATTGGGCCAAGGTGAAAGCGAGCGCGAAGGAGGATGGCGTCAAGATCCTCAGCGAGTCGGAGGCGAAGAAGGTCTTCAAGTACGACCGTGACGACCCAGACTACAGCAGCGGGTTCGTCGCAAGGGACCAGTCGAGTCACGACTACACCACCGCGAAGACCCGCACCTATGGCCAGATCGTCAAGGATCAGATCCAGCCGGTGCTGGCCCGGGGAGCGAGCGGCAGGATCGTCGAGCTCTACCCGCGGGCCGAGGTCGATCGGCTGCTCAAGAAGGTCGAGACGCCCGCACAGAAGGAAGACAGGGACGAGCGCAAGGCCGAGCTGAAAGCGCAGCGCGAGGCGGCCGCCGATCGCCTGCGCGCGTTCGAGGCTTTGCTGGTAACTGCCGAGGGAGGGCGCACTGATGCAGGCTTCCTGCGATTCGTCATCGACCGCGTCCTGTCTAGCATGAGCTGGCAGCTGCAGCGCGAGATCGCCAAGCGCCGGGACGTGAAGGCCAAGAGCTACGAGGAAGTACACGCCGTGATGCGAGGATTCCGCAACGGCCTGGTGCCGGCGAGCGAGGGCGTTCTCCGTGCGATCCTGGTCGAGCTGCTCTGCATCCACATGCTCAATCCCTCGTACGGCGTCGGCGTGCTCGTCGAGGCCTGCAAGCGGTTCGACGTGGAGCCGCCCAAGCACGATGAGGCAGACCTCGACGACGATCTCGACGAGGACCTCGACGGCGGTGAAGACGAGAACCCCGACCACGTGCACGGCGGCTGCCTGAAGTGTCATCACATGGTCGAGGACTGCACGTGCGGGGAAGCGGGGAACGAGGACGACGCCGGCGACGTCCCGAGCTGCCGGGTCTGCGGCTGCACCGAGAACAGTCCGTGCCCGGGCGGGTGCAGCTGGGCTGAGGACCCCGAGCAGCTCGGCGACATCTGCAGCCAGTGCGTGGGGAAGGTGGCCGTCGCGGCCGACCAGGTACGCTACAACGAAGACGGCAACAAGATCGTCGTGGTCGGGCCCATGAAGCGGCCGGGCGAATGGCAGGTCGAGGTGCACTTCGACGATGCGACCGTGCCGATCAGTATGCAGATCTACTCGACCAGGCGCCTACTCGACTGCCGCATCGACGAGTACAAGTCGCCGGAGATCCCGGGCGTGAAGTCGCGCAGCGGCAAGACTCCGCGTTCGAAGAAGCGCGAGGCCTCCGATGCCCCTTGAACTGCCGACTCCGCTCCGGGCAATCACGCTCTGGCAGCCGTACGCATGGGCGCTCATCTACGCCGGCAAGGACGTCGAGAACCGGCCCCGCAGCCTCCGCGTCACCGGCTGGGTCGCGGTGCACGTCGGGCTACATCGCGACGACGACTACGAGTTCCAGGCCCTGTGCGATATGCCCAACGGGATTCGCAAGGTATCGAACGAGACGATCCAGGAGCAGCGCGGCCACATCATCGGCCTGGTCAACATCGAGCGGTGGGCGCCCAGGGAGACGCTGCCTCCCTCGCCGTGGCTGCAGCGCCCGCCCGGCGTGGCCGCCGTCATCACTGAGGCCATGCCCTTGCGCACGCCCGTCCTGTGCCGCGAGGGATTCCACCGTGGGGCCTGGCGCGTGCCCGAAGAGGTCGAGCGCCAGGTCAGGGGGCAGCTCTGATGCCGATCCGCGACAAATCCCTCTACCCGCCCGACTGGCCGGCGATCTCCAAGCGCGTGCGCGAGCGGGCCGGCCAGCGCTGCCAGTGGTGTGGGCGCGGCAACGGCCAGGTGCACGCGGTGGCTCCGGACGGCGCCTGGTGCGAGCTCGGCGGCGAGCGCTGGCACGACAACAAGGGCAACCCGATCCCGTCGCGCGGCCAGCTCGCGACCTGCTGCGAGGCGTCCGACTGGCACGCGACCAAGACGGTGCTCACCGTGGCGCACCTCGACCACGACCCGACGAACTGCGACGAGTCCAACCTGGTCGCGCTCTGCCAGCGCTGCCACCTGAACTACGACGCCAAGCACCACGCATCGAATGCGCGGCGAACCAGGGCCAGGAAAGCGGGCCAGGGCGAGCTGCCGGGAGTCGGATGATGAAGCCGAAGAAGTGGCCGCACCTGGTCTTCTCGCGCGAACGCGCCCCGTTCTGCTGCTCGCTGTGCCGCGCCCCGGCCAAGACCGGCGTGCGCGTCTCGAGCAACCAGAACCCGTTCTTCTGGGCGCTGTGCGACGAGTGCGCCGACCACGTGGGCGATCTCGCGTACGACCCGGCCGGCAAGCCCGTGCAGATCAAGATCGAGGAGCCGCTCGTGCTCCGGGAGATCGGGTGATGCTCGACGCCGCGCTCGCGATCCTTCTCTTCGCCGCCATCACCTGGGCGCTGGTCGAACGGTACCGGCGCCTGCACCTGCAGGAGGTCGTCGACGAGTCCTGCGACGAGATGATGGCCATCCTCAAGAAGCAGGACGAAGAGGACGGGGAACCGTGATGCTCCGCGCCTTCGTCGACCTGGCCGTCGACCGCCTGCTGCGCGGCCAGATCGCCCTGGTATGCCTCGACCCGCTCGACGGCCCTGCCCGCCTGCGGCTGATGTTCTTCCTGCGCGCGCCGCCCGCGTGGATGCGGGGGAGGGTGTGGAATTGATGCAACGCTACCTGACCACCGAAGAGGCCGCCGCGATCCTCACCCTCAGCCCCAAGGCCCTGCGAGCTCGCCTGCGCCGCCTGCAGGAGAAGCGAGGCGCCCGGGCCATCCTGCAGCTCGCCCCCGGCATCGTGGCCGTGAAGCTGGGCGTTTCCTGGCGGCTGCGCATCGACGGCGACAAGGCCGCGTCACCTGCCGTATCCTGAAGGCCGTCCCGCGTGTCGGCCGCTCACGGAGGTTTGCCATGGGTGTCCGAGGGACAGGAGTCCGAACTGTTGCGAGGCGCGGCCGTCGCGTCCTGGTCATTGACTTTCGATACACCGACCAACACGGCGTCCGCCGCCGTTTCAAGCGCGATGCAGCCAGCCAGGTCCTGCACGCCGCCCGGGCCGAGGCCGACCGGCTGCAGCGCCTCGCGGCCGAGACGGGCAGCCCGGAAGCGGCGCCGCCGGCGTCGATGATCCTGCAGGCCTTCGTGGATGACAGGTGGCGCCCGCTGTACGGCCCGCGCTACCGACCGGGCACGCTCGAGCGCTACGAAGCGCTGCTGGGCCAGGGCCTGCTCGAGCAGCTCGGCAGCAAGCGCCTGGCCGACATCGACGGGCCGTGCGTGCGCGCGTTCCTCGCCGGCGTGGCGAGCCAGCCGAGCAAGCGCACGGGGCGCACCGTGCAGACCCGTCCGCATCACGACTTTGTGCGGACCCTGCTGCGGGCCGCCAAGGATCTGGGCGAGCTCGCCGAGCTGCCCGGGGACCTGCCGCCGCGGCCGCGCCCGGCGAAGAAGCTGCCCGATGCGCCGCCCCTCGAGGAGATCCAGCAGACGCTGGCCCTCGCCGTGGGCTGGCTCCGCGTCGCGATCGCCCTCGGCATCTACGCGGGCCTTCGCTCGGGCGAGATTCGCGCCCTGCAGGTCCGTGACGTGGACCTGGGGCAGGGAGTCCTGCGGATTCGCCGGACGCTCTCAGGCGACGTGGAGTGCGCGCCCAAGGGCAACAAGGATCGCAACGTGCCCATCGTGCCCGAACTCGACCCAATCATGCGGGAGGCCATCCGGCGCAAGCTCCCCAAGGCCAGGGTCGTGCTCACATCCGAGGGCGAGACGCCGACGAGGCAGTCGATCTGGACGCGCCTGGACGCCCTGCAGAAGGCCCACGGGCTACCTCACAGGTCCGTGCACCAGCTACGCCACGGGTTCTGCACGTGGACGCTGCGGGCCGGAATCGACGTGGAGAGCGTCCGGATCCTGGCCGGGCACACGGACCTGGCGACGACCCAGCGCTACGTGCACGCGGACGCCACCCGGGCCCGAGCGCTCATGGCTGGGGCCACTGGTGGGACACGCTCTGCGGGGGATGTCGATTCGGAGGGAAAAGAGCGGTGATTTCGTCGGGTTTGGTCGGGGCGAGAGGATTTGACGGACGGGTGCGCGCAAACGCGGTCCGACACGCGGGATCAGCGGGAATCATAGGGGAAGCGCATCCGGACCGGGTAACGCCGCGCCCCGCCCAGACCCGCCGAATACCGGGATCGTGGGCCACTGGGGGGACACAGCGAATAGAGCCGGACCCCGCGAGGGATCCGGCCCAGTGCCCCACATACCAGCCGATAGAACCTACCCCACGCCCTCCCACCCCTCCGGCACCATCACCCGCGCCATGTCCGGCCGCCAGGTCATCAGGCCCGGGTCGCCCCAGCCGAGGATGCGCCGGCCTGGCGCCGTGGCGGGGTCGAGCTGGTTGCCCTTCGCGTCCTTGACCGCGACCAGCCACGGATGCCCCCTGCGCAGCACGAGCCGGCTCCTGACCAGGTGCACGGCCTGCAGGCCACTGGCGGGGTCCACGCAGCCGCCGTCGACGCTCACGCAGATGTTGTCCCCGAGCTCGTCACCCTCCCAGCCGACGACGGTGCGCACGTGCTCGATGCCGCCCCAGTCCCAGGGCTGGCTGGCTGGCAGGCTCTTGGGGCGCGTGAGGCCGATCACGACATACGCCCCGAGCTGCGGCCTCGGTTCGAGGTCCTCCTGCTTCTGCGCGTCGGTCCAGGCTCCCATTCGCTGGAGGTAGGCCACGGCCCGGCTGACCGCGGTTCCGGGCACGTACGGGCGGTAGAGCGTCGGCGCGTCGGCCCCGAGCTGGGCGTGGAACGACTCGCCGACCATGCCGCACGTGCTCGGGCCGGGCGGGTAGGGATGGCGCAGCCACTCGATGATCGCCTGGCGCGAGTGAGCATTGCTCGGGCGATCGCTCTCGGGCGCGTCCCGGGGGCCGATCTGTTCGCCGAACCTGCGGCGGGTGGCCTCGCGTCCGGTCAGCCCGACGCAGCCGAGCGCGATCGCGGCGATGCAGCGGGCGATGTCGTCGGCGCCGGCAGGGCGGTCGATGGTGATGAGGGGGGTCGAGAGGTCGATCATGGCGACCATCCTTGAAGCTGCACGAACTCGTGGAACCCGCACCCAGGATGCGGGCACACGACCGACGGCGAGACGACGCCGGCGGCGCTGATGGTGTGGTGGGGGAGGCAGAAGAGGTGGCCGCAACCCGGGCAGTCGAGGACCGCGGTGCGGATGTTGGGAGGGTAGAGGAAGGGCGCCCAGCCGTGCAGGCCGGGCGTGCGGAGAAGGGAAGGGGCGGGCGGGACGATCACTTGCCAGCGGGCCGTTTGTCGAGACCCTTCTCGGCAAGGATGGCCGCCAAGTCGTCTGCGTGGATGCAGTCGGCGAGGCACGCGCCGCGCGTCTCGATAGGGGCGATCGACCCGTTGCAGTAGTCGTTGCCGGCGACGGCGTCGTAGAGGATTCCGACGCCCTGAATGGCGTCGCCATTCATGCTCAGTTGGACAACCTTGTCGCCGTTCTTCGCCTCTCTTCCGTTTCGGTAATGCATGTTCCTGCTCTGCTTTCTGCGACCACGCAGGCCGCGGTTATCCTTCCCCACCTTCTTCCGTCGACCCCTGCCCGGTCGGCAGCGTCGGGGGCGGCTCGTCCACCGGGCACGCCCTGCACCGGAGGCGCCCGAAGTCCAGGTGCAGCACCGATCCGCACAGTGGGCAGCGCGCCGCACGTGGGCCGCACCCCTCGTCGAGCCGCTGCGCGGTGACGTGCAGGGCCGTGCGGATGTCCTTCTGCCTGAACCCGCGCGTGGTGCCGACGATGACCTCCCAGCCGCCCATCGCCGGGGGCACGAAGATCACGCGCTCGCCCCGAGCCTCGGCCAGGCGCTGGATGAGATCGAGGTCGTCGCTCATGTCCACCTCTCACGGTGCTGCAGGAGCATCGCGTCGGCGATCACCGCAGCCCGCTGTGCGACGTGGTCCGGTGAGGCGTCGGCACGCAGCAGCGCAGGGATCGCCGCCTGCGCGTAGGTCATCCAGGCGAGCTCGTCGTCGAAGGCGGAGCAGCGCTTAAGCGGATCGGGGTCGAGCTCCAGGCCCGTGTCCTGCTCGCGGGGGATCATCGATCGGCTCCCGAGTCCTCGATCGGGCAGCTCGGCCCCTCGGCTGCGTCCGCCTGGCTGTCGAGGTACCGGCGCGTCTCGTCGGCCGACACGCGGCAAAAGTCGGCGAGGTCCTCGGCCAGCATGATCCCGCTGCACCGCGCGGCCTCGATGCACGCGATCTCGCCGCCGGCAAGAAGGATGCGCGCTCCGAGCTGCTGCTCGGCCGGGGTGCAGCCGCTGGTGATGCAGGCGGCGATCATCGTGCCGGCCATCAGCATGGCGGAAGCTGTGGTCAGGACCCACCACGCGAGCGATTGCAGTCGTCGAGCACTCATGGGTGCCTCCTGGTCAGAAGTGTCGTGATGAGCGTGGCGAGCCCGATGATCGCCATCAGAATCGTCGGGCCCCAAGCGCGCAGCGTGCCCGTGCTGTCCCCGCTGCGAGTCTCCTGCGCCACAAGCCGCCCCTCGTGATCCCGGTCCGCCGTCTCGAGCAGCTCGAGGCGCTTGTCGCAGCGGTCGAGCCGCTCGTCATGCACCGCGCACGGGTAGCCGTCTGGGGCCGAGCCCATCTGCAGGCGAGGCGGAGGAGGGATCGCGGGGGGCATGGCTCAGCCCTGCGGCGCCTCCCCGGGTTTCGTGTCGCAGTTCAGATTCGCGAGCACGGCGTCGGCGAGGTCGTCGGCCGTCGCAGGCTTTGTGTTCACGACCGGATCGCTCGGCACGACCTTCACGTTGGTCGTCTTGCTTCCCTTGCCCGCCACCTGCTGCCACAGCGTCACGCCGCCCTGGCCGGTGACGATGACCGCGATCGCCTTGATCGTGGTCCACACCTCAACGGGGATCCGATCACTGAAGTGGGCGAGCACGGCTCCCAGGATGGTCAGCCCCACGTAGATCGCGGTCACCCACCATCCGTCGATCGACGGCCAGCGCTTGCGCAGTAGGGCCACCACCGCGATCGCGAAGCCGGCGCTCGTGAGCAGGCCGAGCGCGTCGGCCGAGGGCGAGAGGATCGGGGGCACGTCCTGGGCCCATGCGAGAGTCGAGAAGAGCACGAACGAAAGAAGCCAGAAGGTCGAGACGAATAGACGAAACATGGTCATCTGCCTTTCACCGCCTCAGCGGGTTCTTCCTTGATGGGGTCTGCGACGGCGGCCCAGTCCGCGGGAAGCGCGTCGACGATCGTGGCGGCCTTGATCGGGTCGCCCGCTTTCGCTTCGGACTGCGCAGTGTCGCTGACGGGGAACGCATAGGCTTTTCCATCGGGCTTCGCCTGCACGTCATACCTGTGCAGCGTGACGCCCTGCCCCGCGGGCGCCGGCGTGCCGTCGAGGTACACCCCGGGCCACGGCAGGTTGCCAGCCTTGTCGTCGGCGGCTTGCAGCGCGCGGGCGTCGGATTCGGTGGAACAGATTGCCTGTTTCATAGCGCGAGCCTTCCGCGGAGGCGTTGCGACCATCGATAGATCCGCGCCAGGTCGTTGGTCGATAGTGCCCTATTCCAGACGCCCCAAGCCCACACATCCTCTGGGCAGAAGTCCTCCGCGGCCCCACTTGTCCTGTGCGCTCCCAGCGTCAGGTGAGTGAGTGTCATTGCGCCAACATCAACCGCTACAGCGGCGGCGGCAGTCGTATCGATCCAGTGCTGCCACGTTGTGCCGGCGTTCACGTCAGCGAAAAAGTGTGTGTTGGTGTTAGCGATTGTGTCGACCGTCCCAAACGCTGCGACAGCGTCATCGTCGCGCTTGTAGCCACGCACGGCAGATGCCCCGTCTAGCGTGTATTTGCGCATATACGGCGTATCGCGACCAGTGTTCCCCACGCCCCACATTGTCTCGCTTGCGGCCCTGGTGCGCAGCTTTCCGCAGTGGATCACGGTCCACGCCGGATCGGCCCCGCCAAATGTTGCGGTCACAAATGCGTCAGTGATTTCGAGCCAGTCCGCCGTGCCGTCCAGTTGCAAATACCCCCCCGCCCCGCTCGCCACGAACAGCGGCTGCCTGGCCGCCGTCGCCTGCACGAGGTGGTGGCCCGTGCCGTTGAGGTCGGTCAGTTGGGAGGCGTTGAGGAGAGTAACAACAACATCGTCAAATTCAACGTATTTCCCAGCGCTCGCGCCGGTTGCGGTGAGTGTCGGACCAATACCATCGGCCGTGAACGTGATGTCGAACGGCTGCCAATCTGTGCTCGTGGTCCCAACCCAAAGCGGCGCAGTGGAATCATTCCAGAACCGTGGTGCAATCGATCCATCACTTCGCCCGACCCCTGTTACGCGATAACGGTTCCCGCTCGTAAACACTCCCTGATAAGCGCGAAGCACCGTGTTAGATAGGTAGGTCAATCGAAGGCATCGTGCACCAGTATAGGCTCCTCCCTCTTTTGTCAGAGTTGTTGCTACGCCAGTCCACGCGCCCACTCCCGCCGCTTCCATGTTCCAGTCACTGCCGCCAATGGCCGGAAACACGACCGCGCCGGGGAACTGCGACGTGTCGGTGCACGCAAACAACTGGCACCCGGGAATCATGCGCGGGTCGAGCCTCTCGCTGGAGAACCCCGCACCCGCGCCGCACCCGGCCATGGAGCCGCCGCGAGCGAACGGGCGACCCCCTAGGAAGGAATACACGCGGGCGCATTCGTCGCCTGGAATGAGGCTCACGACTCACCTTCTTTCAGCGCGCCGTGAAGCGTGATCTCCACGGTCTCGCCACGGTCCGCGCAGTCGATCGTGCTCGCCACGCTGTGCAGCAAACGGAGCAATGCGCGGCGGTCGAGCACGAGCACAACGGCGGCGGGCCACTCGGGCTTGCCGGGGCGGGCAGGGGTCTCTACCTCCTGCCCTTCGGTGAATGTCCACACGCGGCTCATGGCCTACCCCAGATCCGCAGCGCCGGGGACGCGCCTGTACAGGGCGTGCACCTCGACGGTATCGGAGGCGGCGAGCAGCGTGGACATCGCCCCACCCGCAGCTACGCCCACGATCTCAGCCGCTGCAAATGGCTCGTAACAGTAGCCCGCGAGCTTCGGCGAACGGCCCACGCC